TTTTTTAAATCTTCATTAAAATCTATTTGCTCATAAATTTTAGTTAAATTAAATAAAGACTCTTTTGATTCATCTCTAAAAGCATGCTTGGTTGTACGAGGAAACTGTCTGTAAAATTCATTTAAAGCATCTTGATCTTGCTTTAATCCTTCTACTTCGTTATCCCAGTATTCTATTACACCTAAATCTATAATTTCACCTTGTGGTCCTTTAACAGGTTTACTTGGTGTTTCGAAGACAGGTAAGCCATAAGAATCAATGTATCCTTCGTAATTCCATTCCATAGGTATGAACAAGCTATATAATCCAGAGCGAGTTTGTCCATTCGCGTTTCGTTGTGTAACATCTGAGTCATTATATAGTTTTTTAAAGTTATCACCACCTTTGTCTAATGAGTTGCTAGTTGAACCCATCATACATTTACCTATAATTCTACTACCTAATCGTAAGCAGGTTTTCGTGACCCTCCAGTTGTTGAGGATGTTCGTCGGACGTTCCCACTTGCCGCTCTCATCGTGGACGAGGAGTTTGAGCTTCTCACCGTCGTACGAGTTGTCGCCTGTATTTTTCCAGTCGATCGTGGTGTCGAGCCCATCGATCTCTTGTAATTGTTGGTTTGTCTCAAGCTTCTTACGCGTGTACTTCGTTGCGGGTACCCTGTACGCAAGTTCTGTCTTTGGACGGTCCATTCCGTCCTGAATTGGTTTGAAAAAGAAGGGGTAATTAACGGATATCGGTACCACCTTGTCTGTAAACATCTTCTTTGCATCAGGACCAGACTTTGATAATATCCCAAATCTAGAGTCGCTTGATATGGTTGCCATATTAACGCATTCGCCTGAGGCCATAAATGAAAACCCAGAACGCCTGTTCTTAAGGTAGCACATACCATAGGATCTGTGATCGGCCTTACAAGCCTCCCAGAATATGTAAAATAATCTGTTTGATTCACGAAAGTCTGGTTGGCCGACGTCGATTTTACTCCACTGCAAGTACATATAATGAGTACCAGTAATGTAAGTAGCCACATTCTTATTATAGAACCAAAAGCCTTCTTCCCTGCGGACGAACTCATTATCGATGTAATCATACCATTTTTCTTTGAAGTCTAATGGGTATTGCTCCCAGTCAAAAACAGACTTTATTTTTTTTAATACTTTTGGATATTCAGTATGTTCCCAAGTATTTGTTTCAAATTTATGTATTTTGTTTTCTGCAGGTAAAGCTATTTTTAGGTTTTGTATTTCATATATTTCACCTATTTTACCTGTCTTACTTATTACAACAATATCGTGTTCTTTATTGTATCCGTATTCCCATTTGCTATACCTATTCATTCGTTTAAGAACTTTAGGTTTAATATGGTCTTTTAAAACTTTATATAAACTTTGTTTGTACATTACTTGGATCTACCTTCTGCAAAACCTTTAAAAGTTCTTTCTTCTTTAACTTCTTTTGGTTTTTCGTTTAATAAGTTTTCTTCTTCTTCGATACGACTAAGTATTTCAAAAGCATCAAATATAGCAAGCTTTTTTGTAGCTGCAGCGTTTTTAAGTCTATCAGCTGATATATCATCATCTGAATCAACAATAGCTTCTTTAGCTACTTTGATTAACTCCTCTACTGCTCTCTGCCCAGCTTGGATTATATTCTTCTTCGTCTCCTTGGTATTCATACTTAATTACAATATCATTTGATTTCATACAATAAAGTCGTTTATTATCGACTAAAAACTCCCACTCACTGTTAGGAGTAAATCCTACAAGATCACCTGGATTGATATTAAGCTCTTCTAAGGACTTATTACCATATTTTAATATACCAATAAGGTTTGCTTCTTTATCAAGCGTTAGATCTTGTTTGCTTTTTATAGGTGTTACAAAGCATCTATTATTTATAGTTTTCCAATTGTTTTTATTTTTATATAAATAAATTTGGTCAACTGCACAGAAATAATAATCATCTTTAAAATAAGATCTGCTTTTTTTCTTTTCACCTCTCATATCATAAAATGTTCTAAATACATTTTGATGTATGATTATTAAAGCACCTTTCTTAATAGGCGTAGAAAAAGCTGCTGGTGTTTCAATAACCTTAGCAACTCTATTAACAAATTTCCAGTTTTCTATTTTAGTATTTACAACTAATTTTTTATCACCTATGTTTACAGTATTACTGTATTTATCGCCAACTGGCTCAACGATAAAATCATATAGACTTTTCATTAATATTCTAAATCATACTCAACTGATACCGCCATATTAGAATTAAATTTCTTCCATGGTAATACTTCGTTGTTTTTCTTTATATGAATATTATAAGATCCATCAGTTTCGCTAAATAAAATATAAGCTATTTCGTGACCTCCATAAACCTGCTGACCTATTGAATAGTGCATAGCGTCATTTTTATAATCAGAACCTATACTGATTTTTCTTATAACTGAATCCACTACTGTTCTTCTTTTATTTCTGTATACTCACCATTACTTAAATCTATAGATATTTTACCATACTCTTTTTCAAGCTCTGATTTATATTCTTCTAAAACTTTGTTTATCTCTGCAACTTGGTGTAATGACGCGTGTTTTTTAGATTCTAAAATACCTATTTCTATTACAACTTCTTCAAGTTTTTTGTTTTGCTCTACAACTTTTTTAAGTTGTTCTTCTGTGATTTTTGCCATTTAATTTGATTTAATTTAATTGTCATTGTTAATAATGCACTTGATGTTAAACTACCTAAAACCGTAGCTGTTAAGTCTCTTTTATCAAACTTGTCGTCAATTAGCTCTTTTGTTGTTCCAACTATAAATGCTGAAACAAAGCCATTTAACCAAGCTTTTTTTAATTTTTTTGTTTTTAAATATGTTTCACTAAAAACAGGTGATGAAAATACTGCTCCAGCTACAAAATGCTGTTGCTTATCTTCTTCTGATAATAATTGACTATAACAATTAAAAGTAAAAAGTAAAAATAATATCTTTAATTTCACCTGTTGTAATTGATTTATAATAATATAGTTACACTGTTTATTTAGAAATTACTCTTGTTCGTCTACTAGTGGTGCTGGAGGTGGTACTTCTGCGTTTCTTGGCCAACCAAAAAACGAATGTGCAGCTTCATCACCCGGGTAAACTTCATTAGCACCAAAGTCAATAGTATCGCTACTCATAATGTCATAAGCCCAACCATCATAATATACAGGTGGAGTTATTTCATGCCCGTCAGGTCCGTAAGTTCCAGGTGTCTTTACAATTTTACCGATGTTAGCAACAGCTCTAGTTCCGTTGATATAAACCATTTGTTTTACACCTTCTTCAGTAACTTCCTCCCAAACACCTTTATTTATAAGTTCTACTTTACCTTCTACTGCGCTATCAAAAACTGTTTTATATATATACATAATTTATGATGTTAAACAAGTTAGTTCTTCGTCTGTTAATGCTTCTTTAAATACTGCAACGCATCTTACGTTTCCAAAATAAATATTACCGCTGCTACCCTTGTTAGGAGTGAATTGAAGACTTTCAAAAGTTCCATTGTTAAATGTAGTTGAATTTGTTTCAGAACCAACTTTTTCACCATCTATAAACATAACGTATCTACCTGATTGCCAAGAAACTGCTATTTTAGACACGTCTGTTATTGTTATATTTTTTTGTATGTTAACAAATACAGTGTTAGCTTTTCTAAATTGAGCAATCCATTTATCTCCACCTGGAACAGCATAAATTAAAATTCTATCTTGACTATTTTGACCACTAATACTTATAGAAATTTGATCACCAGTTTCAAAAGCTTTTACATCAATATAAAAAGCACCCTCTGTTGAATTTATTAAATCACTACTACCAGCATTGTTGCATAAATCTCTATTTCGAGTTACGGTAGAACCTGAAGTTGGTATGTAGGAAGTTGCAAAGTCCCGTGATGCATCTGCTTCACATTGTAAACCAAAAATATAAACTCCGTTTGTTCCATCTCTTGTTATATTAACTTGACCGTTAGAACTTGCAAGTCTCACATAAATAGCCCCTTGTACATCTGTTGTTGTTTGAAAAGTTATTGAACATCTATACCAACCATTACCATAATCTTCAATTTTAGCAGTGTGACTTGTAGATATATTTCCTAAACTACCATTTGATATATTAAAATAACTTCTTCCAGTTGCACTTACGTCATATCCTGAACTTTCTAAAATTAAAAAATCATTTGAAAGTGCTTTTTTTGCAAATATTGAGATAGTATTAAAATCGTCTGAATTAACTCGTGTAGAAAAATATTGCAGACCAGTTGGACCAGTACCACTATTATTATTATCTTTTAAAAGCCATCCGTTGTTTGTTCCGTCTGGTGCTTTTTCTTGATTTTGAGTTAATACCGAAGCTCCTAAACTTGGATCAGCACTTTGATTGAATATATCTCCTTGTGTAAAGTCGTTAGAATATGTAGCGGTGTTTGTTGATTGCGGTTCTAACAACAAACTCCCAGTTCCATTTGTATAATCTATTCTTGGTAAGTCTGTGTCGTCTGTTATTTCTATTAATGATATGTTGTCTATTTTAAAATTGTTAGGTGCGCCATCTCCTCTTATTAAAAGACTTGTATAAGCTGCTTCTCCTTCAAAAACATAATCTCCATCTGCTT